TACATCGCGGCGCAAATGCGGGTGGAACGGGTCGTGGACGGTGGCAACAACAGCGCGCATTAGCCCGCCCTCCGATAAAAGCCGAGGATGCGCCAGCCACCGATGTACAGCGAGGTCGTCGAGTTGAACACCACGCCGGCTCCCTGGACACAATGCAGCACGCCGCCGCAGTCGGCATCGACCCATACGCCAACGTGAGACGGGCGCTCGGACTTGCCGATCAGCACGGCGTCGCCCTCTTCCGGCAGCATGACAGGCAGCCAGTTGGCGCGCTCGGGTTCGGCCCCGGCGAAGGCCTTGACGCAGGCCATGCGGTTGCAGGCGTCCACGTCCACCGCCGGCACCTCGACGCCAAAACGTTCGCGCCAGACGCGCCGCGCGAAGGCCCAGCAATCATGCTCGCCCGCCACCCACGGTTCGCCGATGTAGGTTTCTGCCCAGTGAGTCGTGGTCATTGTGCGATCAACCCGGGGAACACTTCCGAGGTGTAGTCGAGGCCGGGGAAGCGTTTATTGGAGAGGTCCGAAAAGCCCGCCGTGGCGCGAATGCGGAACGGGTTGGCGGAAATCTGGAAGATGGTCATGCTGAGCGGCGGGTCGTTCTCGGGGCCGGATAGGTCGGTCGAAAGAAACGCCCGGTAAATCACCGTGATGAGTTCGGTGCTGCCCATGGCCGCTTCGATCTGGGCGAGGATGTCGCGGGATACGTTATCGATCTCGATCACGCATTGCGGCACGGCGGTATGCGTGACCTCGGGCGGCACGATGTCGAAGGCGAAGCCGACGAAGGTGACCATCTCGCCGGCATTGCGCGGAGCACTGGCCTCAAGCCTAGCATCGAGCGATGCGTTATCCCGCACCACGCGAATCGGCACAGAGAAGGCCGGATGCCAGATTTCGAGTGTGTGGTAGATGATCGAGGCGGATGGTGCGCTCGCATACGCCTCTTTGATGGCCTGACTGAGTGTAGAGTCTGGCATCTAGCGCACCTCAACGGACGCGGATACGTCCCAATTCAGGCCAGGAAGTGCGCTAGCCTTATAGGCACCTTTGAATCGGCATTCCGTGCTGTTGATGCCCGATTCGCCGAGTGCCAAATCCATGTTGAACCATGACGCGCCTGCGGCGCAGTCGCCCTCATACCATTGTTTGAACTGCGTGAATTGCGCGTCGGTCATTCGCCACGACAGGGAGACGGTCGTGGGTGCTGATCGGGTCCGCCGCCGCTGGCGGGCCGTGCCGACCTCAAGATCGGTGCGGATCGTCGATTCTTCTGGGGCAAGTGTGTAACCGCTAATGCTTGGCGCCGGCAGAGCAGACAACAACGTCGCCCCGTTGGCGACATAGCCGAGGCGTGTCAGGGCGATGAACTTGAGCGACAGCGCGAGGCGCATTTTTCAGCCCTCGGCGAACGTCAAGGTGCCGGTGAGTGTGGTGGCCGTCGTGGCCGATTGCAGGATCGTCAGGAACACCGCCGACCCCGGCCACATCTGCACGCCGATGTCGTCAAAGCCGAGATTGGTGGCCACGTTGGCGGCCGGGCAAGGCAGAAATGCGAGTTTGCGCCCAATCACCAAGCCAACCGCGCCGGTCACAAGCGACGTGCCGAGGGTGATGGACTCGATGGATCGCACGCCGGTGTCGCCAGACTGAAGATCGAACTCGACGACCGTTCCGGCCACCGCTGTAGCCGGGAAACTGGCAATTTTTCCTGTACGGCCGGCCGTTCCTGATTGGTTGGTGTAGCTGATTGTGATGGTTGTGATGGCCCCGGCGTTGGTCGTGGCCGTGTAAACCTCAAGTGCCGCGAAGGTGCCTGCACCCGCCGCCGCACCATTTGCATCCCGTGCCGGGATGGCGACTGGCGTGATCGCCTGTTCCGTGGTCACTGCCGGATCGATGCCGCTGTTCTGCCACAAACGGTCGTATACCGAAACCGAGCAAGCGACCGAGGCGGCAATATTCGCGGCCGCCAGATAGGCAGAATAACCGCCTGTCGGATAACTAAATGGCAAGGCGCCGACCGTCGCGCTGGTAACCTGTTCGCCATTCAGACCGACAGAAGGCGCAACACCCGCGCCGGGCCGGCCGGTCGCTAAAAAGCGACTGTGCATAGAACCTATCGATTCGGCAGTTGTGCCAATCTTCAGGACATCGACTGTACGACCGCGTGCGATGGATGCGATCAATCCGTCAAGTGTGGAAATGCTCATGGTTGCCCCTAGTACGCGCCTGCGACGCGGTTAAGCCCGTATGTTGAAGAAAGCGCGCCCGGTATCGGCCCCGCGCCGCGCGCGATGTCGCCGGCGATGGCGCCTTTCACCTGTTCAATCATCACGTCGATGATGCGGTTGCCGCCTTCGGTGCGCTCGCGCGCCGTGGCCTGCGTTCCGCTGGCGTTGTTGACGACATTGACGGTGACATTCGCGCCACCCCCTTCGACGCCGAGCTTTCCGTTGCTGCCGCGCTTGAGCGGCAAGATGGCCTCAGGGCCGGCCTCACCCATCAGGCCGATGCCGTTGGCGAAGGGGAACACCGTGGGCTGGTTGACGATCTGGCCGGAATAGGCCGACAGGCCCGGCGATGCGTAGACGCCGCCGTTGGCGTTGGCGAAGAAGCTGGAGAACATCGACCCCCAGTTCACGCCCGACATGGCCTTGGCCAGCGGCTGGGTGATGCTCTGCTGGATTGACATGCGGATCATGTCGGCGATGATGCTGTTGGCCATGTTGCTGAAGCTCATCTTGCCGGTCATGGCGAACTCGACCAGGGCGTCTTCCATGCCCTTGAAGGCGCCGGTGACGGCATCCTTGACCTTGCCGAAGGTGTCTGAGGTCTGGTTCGCGTACTCCTCCAAACCCTTCGCCAAGCCAGCGAATGGACCGACCTGCTGGCCGGTGGCCTGCATGCCCTGGATTTCTGCATAGAAGGCACGCCACTTCTCGCGCGTGGCCTCATCCGGGGCATTGGCGATCAGGGCTTGCAGGCGCGGGATAAGCGAGCCGGCCAGGGTGTTGCCGAGCTTGCCGGTCTCCTCGCGCAGTTCGATCTGGGCGGCGACCTGACCCTTGGTGCCGATGGTCACCTCGGCATCGAGGCGCTGGCGGATGCTGGCGAGGCGCTGATTGGCGGACTCCATGGCGGATTGCACGTCGTCGCCGCGCTCGCTAGCCACGATGCCTTCCCAGAACTTCTGTACGTCGGCATGCCAGGCCGCGCGGGTTTCGGCGTCTTTTGTGCGGGCTTCTTCGAGCATTTCGGACTGCATGGCATTGGATGCGGCGTATTGCTCCCGAATGAATGTGGCCGTGTCCTTGTCCGCCGTAATGAACGAAAACCCACCCAGGCTCTTGTAGGCGGCACGTTGGGCCTTGTCGTATTCCTGGCCGTTGAATACGTCTGTCCATTCCGGCGCTTTGCCTTTGACAACCACGTCGGGAAGCGCCGCTTTCATCTGGGCATCAAATTCCTTTTTCTTGTCCAGCTCGATCTTCAGGCCAGCGTTGGCTTCGGCCAGTGCAGCCCGATCTGCTGCAAGCCGGGTGCGCAAGTTGACGAAGCTGGTATCGCCACCGGTTTTACTGCGTTCGGCGATGCCACGGGCCAGCAGTGCCTCCTTATCCGAAACGCTCTTTTGCAACCGCTCGATCTCTTGGCGCAGAATGCCCTCATTGCCAATCCCGTAGCGCGCGCCCTTGCGTTGCTCTTCCAGGATACGCTTGACGTTTTGGGTATTGTCGTCAGCGGCTTCCTTGGCATTTTCTGCCGCACTCTTCGCGTTGTCTCCCCAAACCATCCATGCCGTGGCGCCAGCGGTCAGCAATCCAGTGACGATGCCAATCGGCCCGCCCAATGCGCTCATTGCCACGCGGGCCGTCGCGGCGGCGCCAGTCAGTTTTGCCAGGGATGCCTGCGCCGCGACCAGCGCGGCAGTGTTGCCCACTATGGATAGCCGGGTGGCCGCCGCCTGCACCGCGAGCTGCGCTTCGGCGATGGCTTGGGCACGCGAAGCCGCCGCCGCCGCCAATGATGCAGCGGCTTTCGCATACAACCCGGCTACAGCCTTACTGATGGCCGCCGCGAGCACGCCAGACAAGACTACCGCGATGCCTCCGATGTTTTTCGTGAGTGTTTCGACCGCAACCTGAAAAAGACTGGAGGCGCCGATCACCTCATTCATCCTAGCGACGAACTTTTGTGTCTCATTGCCCAGCACGGCCATGCTGCCGCTAAATGTTCTAGGCATTTGCGCGGCTTGGCGTTCCACTTCCAGCGCGGAATGTTCCAAGGCGATGACGAGCTGATTGACAGAGAGCTTGCCGTCCTGGGCAAGTTTGCGCAGCTCACCCGTCGTCTTGCCCATGCCCTTGGCGATGGCCTCGGCCAAGGGAGGCATCTGCTCCATCACCGAGTTCAGTTCTTCACCACGCAACTGGCCGGAGGCCAGGGCCTGGCCAAACTGGGTCAAGGCGGCGCTGGCGCTGGCCGAGCTGCCCCCCATCATGCGCAGGGTGTTGGCGATGGTTTCGGTCACACCGATAACCCGCTCTTGTGACAGGCCTAGCGTTTCCGCGCCCTTGGCGACCTTGGCGTAAACGTCGCCGATGTCCTCGAAGCGTGCCCCGGCCTTCTGGGCAATTTCAAATACCTTACCCTGAATCTCGGCGAAGTTGGTCGCGTCACCCGAGGCGATGCGCATCTTGGCGCTGACTACGGCCCAGCCGTCGGCGGCTTTCACTGCGCCAGAAATGGAGGCGCCCACCGCTTGAAAGGCCTGGGTGAGCAGATACAGGGCGCCGCCCGCGTGCCCCATGGCGGCGACCTTGTTCTTGAGCCGGTCGGTACTGTCTGCGGCCTGTGCGCCACTATCGCCAACCTGTTTGAACTGGGTGGATATTGTGCGCAGCGCCTCGTTGGCCTGTTTGGTATCCGCCGCGATGCGGATCAGCAATTCTTGCGCGGTTGCGGCCATGCTATAGTTTCCTCATGGACATCTTTGAACTCGCCGTCTTCATCATGCTTGGCGCGCTGGTATTGGCTGGGCTGGCCTTTTTTGCACTCTTGATTAGCCCTTGGTGGGCCGCGTTCATATTGATCGCCAGCATCGCCGCCCATTCGCTCAACGAAGCCATCTACAAACGCTTTCCATCAATCCGCCCGTAACCCAAACGCCGCCAGCGCCGCAGGCCGGTCATCCTCGTCTGGCCGTACCTGGCCACTCAGTCTTGCCAGGTAGTCGCTAAACGCTTCCGGTTCACCCCACACCGCCAACCTGATTGCCTGGGCCTGCATCGCTTGCTGCCGGGCCTGCTGTTGCAAGGTGGCGGTCAGCATGGCGTTGAAGCCGGCCAGGGTCAGGCCGAGGGCGGTGTCGAGTCCGATGCCGCCACTGGCGAGGCTGGCGAGGCCATCGGCCCAGCCAGGGCCGTCGTCACCTTGTCCACCGTCGCGTTCAGCGTCGGCAGCACCCGGTGGACGAAAAAATCGGCGTTCACCTCCACCACGTCACCGACCAGGCGCATGAACTCGTCCGCATCCAGATCGCCTAGCCAATCCGATGATTCGCCGGTGGCAATGGCGATGGCCTCGATCAAGGCCTCGCCGTGCAGGCCGATGGCGGCATCGATGCGCCCATGGGAGAGCGGACCGAAGGCCGGCCCCAAGGCGCGCACAAACGGCGGAATCTGCCGCACCTTGAGCGGGGCGACGTTGACCGACTTGCCACCGATCTGCGGGTGGCGGATCTCGGGGATGAAGGCGTCCAGGCCTTGGCTCATAGGGCGACAATCCTCAGTTCATCGTTGCCGGAGGACGGCGTGAAGCGAAGATCCATGCCAATCAGCAGGTTGCCGTCGAGGTCGGTGTGCTTGGGGTTGATGCGCTGCACGGTCGGGGCGTAGACGATCACCTTGTATCCGGCCGTGGTGCCCAGGCTGAAACCGACACTGGTCAGGGTGTTGGCCAGGATGTCGGTCATCGCGGTCACTTCCTGCGCGGCGGACAGTTCCAGTTCCAGGCTGCCGGTGGTCTCGCGGTTGGTGATCTCGACCGATTCGCCGCCCAGCAGGGGGACGTGGGAGACGGTGTTGCCGAGGTTGGCTTGCAGGCCGCGCGATTTGTAGCTGGTGCCGCCAGACAGGGCGCCGGCCGAGTAGGTGCAGCCCAGCAGGATGTCGCCGGCATTGGGGTCGGTGATCGCCAGCGGGGTCTTCCAGGCGGTGAGGGTCAGCGCCGGGTTGGCCGTGGCGGTGGCGCCACCATCGATGCCGGTGAAACTGAAGCTCATCAGCGGGCGTTCGCCCAGGCCCATCTTGTATTCGACGGTGCCACGGCAGCCAAGGGCTTTACGCAGCACGCCATCGATGTGGTAATAAATGGTGACCGACTCGAAGCTGGCGCTGATCGGGTTGTATTCCACCCGGTTACCGGCGCTGATGGTCTCGGCCATGCCGCAGGCGCGCAGCAGCGGGCCATAGGCCGGGGCGGTGCCGGCCGCACCCGAACCCCACAATTCGCAGTCGAAGGTGATCTGGACGTTGCGATTGCCGACCAGTTGCTCAGACGCGCCGATGTAGCCTCGGATCAAATCTCGGCTGACGTTCTCTGCGTTGAGGGTGAATGAGGCATTTGAAATCAGGATGGCATTGGCCGCGCCGGTTGGCGTCGGGTCGGTGCCATAGACGGTTTCGATCTTCGCCAGGATGGCGGTGTTGCGGATTAGGCGGCCCATGGCGGGTTACTCCTCAACGGGGGCCAAGTCGACAGGCGGCTCGGCGGGAATGGCGGGGGCGAGTTCGCCGGTTTCGGCGTCTCGGGTATAACTGCCGCCCTGGCTGGGCAGGGTTTCATCAGGCATGTTTGGTCTCCTGGTTACATGGCTTCAATGGCTGTTCGGTAGGACACCGTGATGCGCAGGGTGGCGCGCGCATAGTCGTAGTCTTCGATGTCCCATTCGATCACGTGACTGGGTTCGATCTGGACGTCTGACAGCGCAATACCAGGCGTAACGAACAGGGACGACCAGCAGGCGGCGAGCGTGACATCGGCGGCGTTGTCCGGCGTGTCCCCCTTGGCATAGACGGCGATGCCGACAGTGAGTCGCCGATCAAGGACGCCGAGCACGATTTCGCTGGCGGTTTCGGAGAGGGGCTCGATGACGACGGCAGGTAACGTTTGCAACTGTTCGCGCCGGCTGCGGTAGATGCGACCACTCGCCACGCCGGAGAGCGTGGTGGCGAGGGCGGCCAGGATGGTTTCTCGGGTGCTCATGTCTTGAGATAGAGCACGGTCATCCCAGTGCCGTCCGGTTCGATTTCCACAATGCGCAGGTTTTGCTCATCGATCTGCAACGGGTCGCCAACTTCAAGGTCTTCAAGGTCGGCGCTAACCGCTGAGAATTGCGGTCCGCTGGCCTGTGCGATGCCCAGTGCGCCACCGCGCAGGGCGCGGTTTTCAAATATTCCGATGACTTCACGGCCGTCCGGCAGCGTCGCCGTGGCGTTGGCCAGGCGGCGGACGATGCGGGCGGTATGGGCGGCGAAGTCAATCACTCCAGAAGTCCAGATCAGGTGGCGACCGGGACGTTGGAGCCGAGCAGCATCTTGACGGTGCTGGACGGGTTTGCAGCGGCCTCGACGGCGATGCCGACGCACTGCTGGGCAGTGCTGGTCTTGTTGACGCACTTGTTGGTGCTGTCCCAGAACAGCCGGTCGCCGACCGAGATGGCAAGGGCCGAGGTCTTGGCGATCTCGACGACGCCTTCGACTCGGAACGAGCCCTCTGTGCTGATGGCGACATCCGCCACGGCAACGCCGAACAGGGCGGTGCCAAACAGGTAGCCAACGCCAGCCGAGACGGCGGCGGCGGGGGTCAGGGCGAGCACGTCGCCGTCTTGTACGTAGTTTTTCATGCTGGTTCCTTTCTTGGGTCGTTAGGACTTAGACGCCGCTGGATTTGTACAGGCCACGGTGATCGATGGCCTTGGCGGCGAAGTCGAGGCGGGCCTTGATTTCCATGCCGTCGACCTCGAAGCCGTTGCGGGTTTCGATGTAGACGCCTTCGTTGCCATCCAGATAGCAGTATTCGATGGTGTCGATCTGCATGGGGTCGGCAGCCAGGTACCAGACGCTGGTGCTGCTGGCGTCTAGGCGGGGCTCGACGATGACCTGCAGGGCGCCGGCGAAGGGGTTGTAGTCGGACGATTTGGCGGCGACGTATTGCTGGCTGGTGTACTGGTTGGCCGTGGTTTCCTTGGCGGCCGGCACGATGAGGTAGCGCGGCAGGACATTGATGAACTGGCCATCAAGCGATTTCTGCACGCGCATGGCGGCGCGGCCGGCGTCGAGACCGGCGACGGCGATGGCGCCGGTGCCGAGGTTGCCGTGGGTGGCGTGGAACAGGGCAACGCCGTCGTTGAGGTTGGCGTTGGCGGTGACGATGCCCCAGACGATATCGGACTCGAGGTGCGCGGCAGCGGCGCCGAATTTGGCCGGCAGGTCGGCAAAGGCGCCAAGGTCGTCGTTGATCAGGGTCTGCCGGGTGATGGCGATGATGCGGCCATAGGTGGCGAGCTGGTAGGTTTCCTTGCCTTCGCTGATCGAGCCGTAGGTGAACTCGCCGGCTTCGTTGACCTTCTTCAGGGTCGGCGCATCGCCGATCTGGCTGCGCTGGATGGTCTTGAAGTCGGGCGCGGTGGTCTGCTTGCAGAACGGCTTGAAGGTCTGCGGGGCGGCTTCGTAGCCGGCGCGCAGGGTCTTGTTGGCGACGTTAGCCAAGACATAGGGGAAGTCGCTGGTGGCCAGGGCGCGCTGGGCGAGCTGCAGCTTGTCCATGCCACGGGTGTCGACACCGCCTTTTTCCAGCAGGCCGCGACCGATCTCGAGCAGGCTGAGACCACGGTATTGGCGGCCGGCATCGCTGAGTTTCACGCGGCCGGGGTTGGCGCGATGCAGGATGGCGTTTTCGATGGCGCTGCGCCGGGTGTCGGTTTCGTCGACC